GTTCGAATCAACTCAGTCTGTCAATTATCTTCATAAAATCTAAGAGACCTTGTCTCTCCTGTTGTTTGGTCAAATCACTTTGCCTGAAGTCACCGCAAAAGATTAGTTTACTATTTTCGCCGATTCTTGTAATAAGAGAATCAAGCTCATGAAAGCTCATATTGTTTACTTCGTCTACTATGACAATAGTATTATCCATTGTACAGCCTCTGACGAAAGAAGTACACATAAATTTTATTAGTTCTTTTTCTTTCAGGATATCGTATGAATCACCGCGTCGAAACAATTCGTTACAGATTGCTCTATATGGTTCCTCATATACTGATAGCTTTTCATCTTCATTGCCCGGAAGAAAGCCGATATCTCTGGTTGGTACTGCCGATCGTACAACGGTAATATCGTAGAACGGACAGTCGGGGTTATTGAATAATTCTGATAGCGCCAAATAAAACGAAATAAAGGTTTTACCTGTACCCGCCATCCCATGAAGTAGTAAGTGGTCTCCTGAGTCGAATGCATCAAACGTCAGTTGTTGTGCAAAAGTTTTCGGTAAGATTGGCTGAAGCTTCATGCCTCTCTGTGGTACGTGTTCGTTCGAATCTAAAATACCGTTTTTTCTTAGTGAACGACGTTGTCTCTTCGAAAGTGCCATATAACCTACTCTTTTTTTGTTGTTATACTTACGGGTTAGAATGTTTCTATTGTATTGCCCCTCCCAGAAGCCTTTTTGATTGATTTTAACACATCACGAAAGCCAGCGTCAGGTCTTTGATTGACGCCAGTAACAATACTTGTTTTATTCGTTGTGATCTTACGAGTCAAATGAGGATGAGCCGCTAAGAATGTGTCCATCTCAGCTATTTTATGTACGTGTTCTTCTAACTCACCGGATTCAGAATTTAAATACGTATATATTGGCATGTTTTATTTATAATCTTCGACTTCTAACAAAGCCTCTAAATCGTTCGAACGAAGAACATTTTTTAAATATTTTTCTTCTTTGTGCTCGCGATATTCATGGATAAATTCTTTACTATCACCATCCTCAAACTTACGTTCTTCTTTACGATGATTGCTTTCTCGTTTGGACTTACTCATATTTGAACCTACCTGGAAATGCTTCTTCTACTAACTTCGAAGTAATACCTTTATATGGTAACTTCTTCTCTTTTACACCGAGCATTAGCTTAGCATCTTCGGGATGAATACTCTCAAGCATCTCGATGAATACGCGTTCACGCTTAATTTGATGAATGTTAGCGCTTCGCTGATTTTTTGTAAAGATGTACATCTTTCGTACTTCTTGATATAAACCACCAGTATTATCGATCATATCGTCGGGTACGTTAAATGGCGGTCTACCTTCGGGCAGTTCAAAGACAATACGAATATCACACGTCTTCTCTATTTCTTTAAACATGTCGCTGATTAGTTTAGGCATTTAAAACTCCGAAATACATTCAGTAAGATTCTTTAATTTATATTTAATGAAATAGTTAAACAGCTTTGCACGAGTCTTACTACTTTGCTCTGTCATTTGCTGTAACGTTTCATGTTTAATTTGCGATGGTACACGATCGAGATCAATCATCATACTATTGCGATGATAGTTATGTTGTAATTCGTCTGGTACCTCTTGCAATAATTCATCCATACGCTTTGCTCGTAATGGCTTCTGGCGCGCATTGGCCACAAACGTGTCATCAGAACTCAGTACATTAGGGATACCATCGCCCGTATCTCCCTTGATGATGTGTTCTTTGAGGAACTGCTCGGGATCATTGCACTTAATAAAGCGCTTACGCACTGGATCAAATTGTTGCACGTTAGCATACTTCTGCAATTGTTGGAAGTCTTTATCACCTGAAAGGATAAGGATAGGTGCACCGCCGAGTTCACGACCATGCTCATGACATAATGTAGCAATCACATCGTCTGCTTCTGCATGTTCTACTCGAACAGTGGGATAAGGGAAGAATTCGACGAGCTCATCGCGGACCATATTTAGCACACGAAAGATCTCATTCCAATCAAGTCCAGAATCTTGTCGATTCTTCTTACGATTCGCTTTATAGTACGGGAAAAACTGTTTGCGCCAGTTAGACGTAGCGTCGCAAGCAATGACTAACTCGCCGAATTCTTGTTCAAATTTGACTTTGTTCGAGCGAATTGAGTTGAGGATCATATGCCGTAGCAAATCCTCATTCACTTGAACATTCTTTGGGCCGCTAACCATCAGATTGGCAAGGGCAACTTGGTTGTAATCTAATATAATCACTGTTAAACTCCACTTATTTACTGGTATATTCTACCAAATAAAAGTGGCTTTGTAAACCTAAAAATCAAAATCCATTTGAGACGAATCATTACACATCATCGGGCTGTATAGAGAATAAGAAAATTCCTGGATAGGATGATACACATCATTCATTTTATATATCAAAGACTTCATAGTTTCATATAAGAACGATATGTCCGTTATAAAATTTTCATTGCATATATCGTACGAAGAATCATGCATACCTGATAAAAGCTCACTTAAAAACTCTTCCGTTTCAATTTCGGCAGATTCGAATACAGAATAGTTAGTAAATCCATCTGCGATGGCTATCTGCGCTAATCTACGATCTAAAGGAAATTCTATTACGTTATTCATAATAGTATTTATATTACGTGGTGCTATATTTAAATAATTCAGGTGGAGGTTCTGGAATAGATCGATCTTTAATGACTGTTTTTAGCGAATTTAACAAAGCTTCCCATTCAGATTTTCTATTAGTCCAACTATAGAAAGTATCGGTATATATTTTAGAAGGCTGTGTATTCATATACATATCGTTAAAATTTTCAATAGTGATATCTAACATATTAAAGCATGCAGCAGCGTGAGCTGTAGGTTTTTCATTGTATTGATACATATTAGTCCAATGAGATGCAGTCTCGTAGATACCGCCATAGTTTGAGTGTACACAAAGGTTTTTAGCTGACATCGCTTCGAGTAAACACAAACAAGAAGTTTCTTGCCACGTAGTAGGATACGCAAAAATGTGTGACTTCTGAAGTGCTGCCCTTATTTCGTCATTAGATTTTGTTCCATGATTTGTTACATTGGGATTTTTTTCGAGGGATTCGAACACGCCTTTATATTGTTCGTCTCTTTGATCCCAACCGTATAATTTAAAAGATGAATATACATCGAGATGTATATTGTCGTATTTTTCGCATAGTTTATCGAATACAGCAGCTAAAATATTCAGGCCACGATGCGGTGTAGAATGATAAATGATATTGATATTCTCTTTATCTTTTTCTACTTCATCGATAGGATCAATAAAATTCTTCAGTACGATACAGTCAGAGTGATTTAATCCGTATCGAGCAATATATCCTTGCATCTGCCAATTTGAGACAAAGACATACTTATGAAATTTCATTTTACCATGTTCTGTGGCAAGAAACTCAGATTCTGGATCACCTGGCAAATCATGAGCCCAAAATATACGAATTTTGTCTTCATCTAGTTCGCGGAATCGTGAAGAAACAATTTGAAAATCTTCTAGAAGGCTTTTATCTAAACGATCAGCGACTTTCATAGTCAGCATCTCAGTACCGCCCATTGATTTTTGGTTTGTGTCGTTTCTTACGAATTCACCATTAATAATTTCAGCCATTTTCGCGATCCTTTATCAAATTGTTTGTACGTACAGCACGAACATTTCCATAATTACCAGCTTTGGTTTGATTTTTATTCTTAAACAAACACAAAGTGTAGTTACTATCGTGTTTACCAAGAGGATAAACGATTTCACCAGTCTTTTTTACTCTCCATACATCTAACATTACAATCCACTCTCTAAATACAACATCAGGTCACCGATGTGTTGATTATTAACTACAGCATACGGAAATCCCATTGTTTTAATATCAGGATGAATCTGCTGTAATACTTTACGTTGTATATCTGTGTCTACCTCTATGAGCTCGCAATCAATTCCTTTTTGTTCAATATACATTTTTAATATTTCACAAGGTTGACAACCTGCCTGTGTAAATACAACTATATGTCTTTTTTCTTTAGCCATTTTCCGTTTATTTTCCCGCCGATAAATTGATTATAGTATTTTTCAGTTAGTAATGCTTCGCATCTAATCTGATAGTCCATTTCCCAATATGCGCACTCTGTTTTTGTTTCACATAACTGTACAACATATCGTTCGAATTCTGCACCCGTCGCGAGTTCTTCTTTCAGTTCTTTGTTTGATCCGTAATATTTTTTCCAGTCTGACTCGACTAATGATCTTCTTTTTCTCTTTTGACCTTTGAGAGGAGGCAGTGTCTTCTTACTCCAAAAAAACTTCTTACCAATATATTTGCGTTTAGTTTCTTTATTAATTAACAAATATACCATACCATAGAAGTTTTGTACATGCTCTGACTCAAGCGCCCAACCCTCTAGTAGATGTATCCATGGATTTTCATAGCTT